TTCAGTTTCGATTTCACCGCTGATGACATCGAGATTATCAAGTACGCCGTCAGCGAGGGCGTCCGAGCCTTGAACAAAAACGCTTTTTACTAAAACAAACAGCGGCCGGAATTTTCCCTTTTTACCCCGCTTATAGCCGAGGACGTTTTTGCCTTTAAGCCTGAAGATTGTCGTTCCAAGCTGCAGCGAGGCCTCTCTGACAGATTGATATTTAGGAACGCCGGCGGCGGTCAATGCCTCGCCAATCGGAATCGTCAGCGATTTGCCCCGCTTAGGGGTTATGGTTTTACTTTCGCCGCCAAGCAGCCATTTATATTTATCGACCGGCGAGTTGTCAGGGACGCCGATAACGAGATGAAGCTGTCCCGGCAGCCAGCTTCCAATATGCTTAGCCAACATACCAGTTCGCCTTTTAAGCGACTGGCCGCTTAGGTAATCACTTGCGATGACGCCGACAGCGAGCTTGCCACCTTTTTGGAGGCCGCTCGAACAAGCCTCAACTAACTCTTGTCCCATCGCGCCAAGCTTGCTGACGGCTGCATTAAATTCCTGTCCCATCTGGAGCTGCACTATCATAGCTGAGGCCTCCGGTATCGATTGAGTGTTTCTTTGACCAGCGGCAGCAGGTCCATAGCTGAGAATTTACTGATAGAGCCGCCCTCTGCGCTTACAGAAGACAGGCCGATGTCATTGCGTCTCTTATATATGAATGATGCCTGCAATATCGCCGCCTCACGCAGATCGGCGGGAAGAGCATGCTCGCCTTCGCCGGGCATCTCGTCGGCGCCGCAATAGCCGCCGCGATAAATAACCTGAATCGCATCATCGAACTCCGACCACTTAAAGCCGATTCTATGTATGATTCCGTTTTTGCCGTCCCGGACGAGCCGGTAATCAGTGTCGGCTGTAAGGGCGGACTCGTCGCCGAAGGTATAGAGTGCGGATTCTCTGACGGATGTTATCGATATTACCGGATATCGTTCGAGCTGAAGGTAGCGGCCGCTGCCGGTATGATATTCGGTGACATCGGCATTAGTCATAAGCAGTTTGCGTCCGGTTTCGCCGTTGAAGACATCCTCCAGTCCAAGGATGATCCTATTGAGCATGGAGTCGTATTCGGTGTTATCGACCCCTATTCCCAGCCGGTCCTTGATATCGGCCAAGGTGCAGAGCTGACGGGTTATAACGGAGAATGTTACGGCAACGGTCATGTTATCGGATATGTCGCGGAGCGTGTGCGTCAGACCGCCGGTATGAATAACCTTGCCGTTAATAAGCCATTGATTGACTGCGTAGCCGGCTGCAGGAGTTGCGGTAAAACTCTCATCTTCGCCGTCGACAACCTTCACTTCGCCGGAAGGCGTGATGCTGCCGCCTTCACCTGCCGTCGCGGTAACGATGCTTCTTAATGGTACGCCGCCGCCGATAACCTCAATGCCGCCTTTAAGCGTACCGCCTTCGTCATGCCATGCACTTTCTCTAAAAAATCTACCCTTAAAGGCACAAAGAGTTATAGCATCAAACTCCGAGTACCAGGCTCCAGATGGTGATACATCTACAATCTCAGCTTCGTCGATATTCCGACCATAGCCGTCATTCCATAAGATGTCGGCGATCTGCTGCGGGGTAAGGGCTGTTTTGAGGAACACAGGTTGATCGCCATAAGTGGCTACGGGAGGACCTACAACAGATGGCCCTGCCATTAATGTGCTATTGTTGTCGAATATAAGACTCCTTCCGGCCAGAGCAGACATATCTAACGGTTCTGCGTCTTCAACGGCATCTATATACAACCGCAGTAAGCCGTCTCGATCACCCGTAACAGTTAAAAGATGCAGTTTATCATCTTCAATTATAGTATTGCCTACGATGTCAATCTGAGCTGCAAGGTTATCGTGCACATGAAACCTAACCTTGCCTTCCGCTGTAATATATAGTACGACTGATTGATACTGTGCGTCATTAGCCATTATCAATGTAGAACTCGAGACAGACGGCGGTTTATTGGCCCAACACGAGTACGTGAAGTCGCTTTGGCCGGGCGAGAGTACAGACGATTCATCTAACGTGGCATAATCTACTGGGTAGACACTTTTGAGTAAGAGTTTAGCCATGTATTAATACCTGTTTATAAGGCGTTTATTTTGTCCTGTAATCAGGGTTCCGAGCAGGGTGAAACTGTCTATCCTTCGGACTGTCCTGCATTTTTTGGCTTTGCTTTGGGAGGCCATTCAAGGCCGGCCTCTTTCGCGAGTTGTCTGGCGGTTTTGTGGGCATTTTCAAGCTCCGGTAATAGTTTTTTAAGTTCGAGTTCGCCGGCTCCGATTGCCGCTTCGAGTTGACTGCAGTGTTCTTCGAGCTGCTCAGCCTTTTTAATTGCCGAGTTCGCGTCGGCGGTTTTTTGATTTTGTTCGACCGCTTTTTGGTCAACCTTTTCTTCCCACGGCGGAATAGTGTCTACAACATTTTTCCGGCCCAAAAGCTTGTCGCTGCGGAGAGCTTTAATGATATCAGCAGGCAAATCATATTTCTGACCAGAGGCGAGAACTAAATATTGACCGCCAACGCTGCCGGAAAAGCCTTTTTTAATGTGAACCCACATGATTAGACTCCTTGTTTTTTTCAGCCCGAAACAGCATACTGGTTTGTATCAGGCTTGTTATATTTATGGTTTTAAAATGATTGCATATTGTTTTCGGGTCAATTTTTACGCGGAGACCGGCCTCGTTGCACTTGCGGAAGAAATGGACATCTTCCGATTCCTGCGTGCCATCCTCAAATTCAATCCACTTAAACCAAGGCCATTTAACTTTATCGAATACGTCGCGGCGGATTAAAAGACAGCCGGCGCCGCCGGCATCAACCTCGAACGGTTCTGTCAAAGAAGACAGCCGTTCGAGCAGCCGATAGCGCCGGTCAGTGTCTTTGTTCATTAATGCCCATCGCAAACCCCTGTGCATCCAGACGGGATAACAACCGCCTGCCAACGGACTATCTAAGGCCAGTAGTCGCTCTATGCAGTCTACTGGCGGCTCGATGTCGCTATCGACCAGCATTAAATAGTCGAAATTTTTTAGCGGCAAGAACAGCCGTATCAGGCTGTTGCGGTTGAAATCAACCGGGCGTCCGGTCGAATTAACATCTCTTACATTGGGCATAGCTGCCGCAATGTGAGATTTCCACGCATCGAGTGATTCGTGGATGCCGCCGTGTGTCGGGATTGCGAGAAGGACATTTTTCATTTACGCCTCGACTAATTCCTCAAAGCCCATATCTGCAGCCGATTTTATCTGTTGGCCGCCAAAGAGACGTCCGATGATACAAAGGTTACAGCCTGTCGTGCCGTCGCCGGCGTGCGGGGCCTTGACTCTCATATACCGGCCGTGCTCTTTTTTCAGAGAGACTTCAATCGCGAAGACTTTATTGTCATCGCTGTCGCCGATAACGGCATCAAGCTCCGCGCCGTCGATCTCATCGTAAGAGCCGCCTGCGGTATCGCATTCTTCGATGACCGGCGGAGTCGCCTCAGTGGTCGAGCCGATGGCTGCATCGAGAGTTCCTACGTGGAACTCAAAGCGAACCTTATCGTCGAACCCGGCGGTATCGAGGTAGGTATTGCCCGCAAAGTCGCCATCGTCCTTCAGCTGCGGAGGCAGCAGGGTGACAACCTTCTCGCGTTCATGTGGTCTTAGCATTTTTTTATTCCTTTCTTATTAGACGTACTCGTTTCGGTACTTTGTTGACCTAAAACAAACGGGGGATGAGCCAGAGGACCGAAGTCTCGGCCATCTAATACCCCGTCTGTTTTAGGAAAGATTCTCATTTTTTTAAAAAACCAAAACAGAAATTAATCAAGCGATATCGGCATACAGGCCGACTACTACGCCCTGCTCCTGGTCAGCTTCGTCCTTGTCGGTCGAATTACCGACACCGGTTACGTTATTCATTCCGACACGCTCGGTCGCACGCATCGCGATACTGTCGGAAGTGAAGAGTACAGAGCTGTCGGTCGCAATCTCGAACTGACGTGCGTCGCCTAAAACGCAGGCCTGCCGCAGGTTGCCGTACAACAGAGGCACGTGGTCGGCGTTGGCCTTGACCCTGTTCATTTGAGAGACAAACTCGACCGGTCTGCCCAGATAATACGGGTTCGGAGTAAAGGCCGTATTAATTACCTCCGTCGCGTTAGTTCCGCCGAGCGCGAGTGCGATTCGCAGCATGACCGTATAGTAGAAGTTGCGGTGACAGTACCATTTCAGGTCCACGTCGTCATCGGCATCGTCGTGAATCAGGCCGGGCAGAGCCAATATATCTTCGCTCGTAATCGCCGCCCACAAGCCGGGCGTGCCCTGAACGCGCAGACTAAGAATTTTAGAGACGGTCGCGTTAACGGCTAACAGGGCGGGTATTAAGCCGACGTAGTTAAAGTATGCACTTGAGCCGTCACCCAAGAAGCCGCAGGCATCCTCTTTACGTCCGAATGCCCTCGCCAATCGCCGTCCGCAGATTTCGCCGATAGCGATAGCCGCATCTTCGGTTAGCTCGCGGGGAATAGGGATATAGGAAATCCATTTCTTCGGCGATAAACCGCCAGCTCCGAAGCCAAGCGTAGTGCCGGGAGGAGCGACGCCGGCATCGAGGCAATAGACCTCAGGGTCGCCGGTGAGGATCGGAAACGAGCTGCTCGCTCCGATTGGCCAAATCGAGGCGTTGCGGCGATAAACTCCGTAGCGGCCGATTCGCTCGATAAGATTAGGCTTGAAGTCTTCCGGTATCGTCGGGTCGCCCCAGCCTTTAGTATTAAGCTCGCCGTCTTTGCTTAGGTACTGGATTTCGATACCGCGATTTTGGAGGGACTGTTTCGCGGATTCCGAGCCGCAGACCGCCATCAATAACAAGCCAAAGTCCTTGCACATATCAAGGCTGGGCCAGAAGCCTTTGTAGTCACCGTCCAGTGTGCGGATTTCGGCGAAGCGGCTTTTTCTGAGGTTGGCAATCTCGGCAGCCATTTTATCGGCCTGAGTCTTCAGCTCATTAACGGCAGTGCGGGCTTCTTTCAGCTCGCCGCCAAGCTCGGCCTTAACTTTGGCCTCGTCTTCGGCCAGCTTGGTTTCGATTAGCTTGGTAACCTCGCTTTTTGTGGCCTGACTTTTTTGTAAGTCTTCCACACTTTTCTGAATCATCTCTAATGTTACTGGCATAGTATTAATTCTCCTTCATGCTACTTAAGGTCTGTATTATTTTTTCAGCTATATCAGTTTGCTCGACATCGTTCTCGCCGCAGGATTCAGTCAGCGCCTCGGCATCGTCGAGCAGATGCTTAGCCAGACCGTCCGGGTCAGCGATTAAGAGTGATTTGATTTCATCGAATTTTTGTTCGATGTTTTTTTCTAATGCGCTAAAATGCTCTTTTAGCGTTTGATGAACAATTTCCTGAACTTCATCAGGCTCGTAATAGCCTTTAGCTCTGGCAAGGGCTCCGCGATTTGCAGGAACCGCCACGGCGGAAATTTCGAGAAGTTCAATCGAAGTCCAAGTCCAGATTTTCTTGATGGTATTTTTGGCAGCTTCGGCGAGCTGCTCGTATTTGCCTTCGAGGCCTCTGAAGCCGATGGAAAAAGCACGCATAAAACCTTTGCGGTACTTGTCCGCGTATTTTTGGCCGAGGGAGTCGTTGTCAAACTCGATATCAACATCTACCTGATGCTCGGCTATTTTTATAGACTCGGTAATAACGCGGCCGATTACCGGCGGCTCGCCATTTTCGAGGCGATGCTGATGTGCGGGTAAGACTACCGGGTTGGCTAAGAAGGACGGCAATGCGTTAATAATCGCGGAGGGCAGAACGATTTCCTCGTAGCGGTCGATTTCGTCAGTAGAGACGGTTGCATGCACGATATTAGGGTTCGTCTGGTCGATTGATTTGACCATCAAAAACAAGTGGCGTTCCTGACCAATTAGATTACTATTTTCCGGTTTCATTTTTTTTGTCCTCTTGCATATCTGCATAGCAATAAAATTTTTGGTAACGACTTATGTCGAAAGTTTTGCCTGCGGCGGCCTTTGCGATTTGCAGGCAGCGGCAATTAATTATATTAGCGGCCGAGCCGGCCGGGTCGCCGGGATAGAGCAATTCCTCGCCGCCGACCGTGAACGGCATGTCGAGCGGGATACCGGCTGCGTAAGTAGATTCAGCTTCTTTGTGGGCATCACGGACTTCGTTGTCGCGGCTGGTGAGCCAGCTCTTAAGTTCGACTCCTGCGGTCTTCATCCCATAGTGACGTCCGCTGTCAACGGCGCCTGCGGTCTGAGTGCGGGCGATGCGCTGGGCACGCTTGAGAGTGAAGCCGAAGCTGTCCTTCAGCCGCCCGGTAAGCTGGCTGAGGCTTTCACCGGCATCGAGACCCTGCTTGAGCTGTTTGGCTACGAGCTGCTGAGTGACCTTATTGATGTCTGTGATTTTTGTCGTACTGATTTCCATCTTTTTCTTAAGGGCAGGAGAACGAAGGGTCTGCTCGGTTAATTTTTTCAGCTCATCTTTTTTGACGCCTAACACTTCAGTTAGGCTCTGCCTGATACCCAGCTCGGAAGCCTTGCCAAAGAAAGTCTGATTTATGATGCGTAATTTGCCGTTTTCTTTTCTGATGTCGAATACAACGCGGGCGATGAGCTCATCGGGCGTCGCTCGTATTTCGCCGCTCGCAGATTTCGAATCGGGCATTGCGGCCTGCAGTTTTTTGATGAGGGAATTTCGCTGTTTCACAAAGAACAGCCTTATCGCGTTTTGATATTCCCTCTCGATGCCGAGCCAGCTCGTTACCCAGCCTCGCCATACTCGAAGCCGCTGCTGCTCGTCGGCCTTGGAGCAGTCGCTCGCCGCTTGACGTTCGCTGTTCACGGATTTTTCCGGCTCTTCCTCGGATTCTTCGCCTTCAGGAAGAGACGGGCCTGTGATTCCTTCGAGTCCGGCCTGGAGTATATAATCAGCCGGGACCTGGCCCATACCGACCCAGCGATACTTGCCGGCATCGGTTAGCGGGAACGGCAGGTCATATGCTTCGATTATGTCATTTAAGGGGACGCCGGCATCGACAAACTTCAAAGCCTTCTCGGCGACTTCCCTGTCGTATTCTTGAACCGATGGATGCTGGGCAGTATCGAACCATGCGAATAACTGGGACTTGGTGTCCTTGGCTTTTTGTTTATGATAACAATAGGATTTATTATTGCGGAGCTTGGCTGCCGCAACGGTCTCGAATCCGCCGCCCAGCCATTTGCTCTTGGGGACGCGAGTCAAGAGCGAAGAGGTAATATGGCCTGCGAACAGGCGGGCCAGAGGGATTACGGTATTGAATACGAAGTCACGCTGAGCAGGGCCTTGCGAATACTGGGCCTCGGTGATTAGGCCGGCAACGCCGGGGGGGACACCGAAGGCCGAGCAGATTTTTTTGTCGCTCAATTCCGTAATTTGAGCAACTTCCATATCGGCAAGCTTCATCGCGACAGTCTTTAAGTCGGCGCCGCCGGTGATAACGGCAGTGCGTTTGGCTTTGGCCGCGCCGCGATGTCGAGCGTCGAAATTCTCGCGGAGCATCTGAATCTCTTCGGGGGCAGGTTTGCCCTGCAGAGCTATTATGACTCCGGGTTCGGCGCCGTTAGCTAAGACGTTCGCGTTGTACAGGGCAGAGGCGAACGTGTAGTCGATATTGACCTTTGCGGCGTCGATCGGGCCGAGGCCGTGATACTTATCGTAGGGATTAAAAGATTTCCACTGGTGGACTTCATCGAGAGTAAACTTTTGCGTTTCGCCGTGAACGCCGCGAAATTCCCAGCCGATAAGCTCGCCGCTGCTTAAGCGGTTATGCGTAATCGGGTGCATCTGGCGGCCTGATATAACCCGGATTTCTTTACCGCCGGATTCAGAGTCGAGGAAGAGCCAAAAAACATCGTTATACAGCGCATAAAATCCGATGGTGTCTTTTACGAAGTTTTCCCAGCTCGTCGCGGGATTATTAAAGAGCAAGTCATACGCAGCGCCTGACTCGACGATATCTTCATTGACGGTGGACAGCACTAAAGGCAGTCCCTGAATCGAAGCTATTAACTTATTGACGCAGGCAAAGACAGTGCTTACCTGCTTATAAGGGGCAGTGGATTTCGAGTCGGATTCACTTTGCGGGTCGCCGCCGCTAAGCCACAGCTGAGCGTAAGTCGATAAACTCAAGGCTTTATCTACAAGCCTTCCTGCGAAAGTGCTAATTTGTTTTTTTATGCTCATAATAAAATACACTCAGAGGCTTCATTTATTTTGCCTGCTTCTTTCGCTAATGCGCTGGCCCAAAAGTCATCCGCGTGGCCAAGCTCATCTGTCGCGACTGCATCGAAGCGGATATTGCCCGCGACAGTAACGGTTTTTTTTACCGAATGAAAACTCTCTCGGACGTGACGGTCGTCGGGAACTCGGCATCGTTTGTCTTGCAGCAGTCCAAGCTGCTGGCTTGCTAAATGCTCTTTGACTGTGGAAGTAAACTTAACCTTCTCGACTCTGTATTCGCCGAATATCCGCTGTGCCTGTTCAACGAGCATATCGCCGATGCCGGTAGCATCGATGCAGGCTCGTTTAATGTTCCGGTTACTAAGTAAATCACTTAAGAGAGTAAGCTGTACGTTATAAGGAGTTTTCTGCAGCCGGACAATTTTGCGGCATATAAAAACGTCACCGAGCTTCTCGTCAATCCAGAAGACGGTAAGATGTTTCTCTCTGCCGATATCGCCGCCGAGATAATATTCCTTCGGCTCTTTAGATACAAGCTCCTGCTGACATCGGGCATCTTCACAGCTTTGATATAAGTCGTAAGGTATTAATGTTGAGGCCGTCGCGGACGGGATGCACATATACTCCTGATTAAAGGCATCTTCGTTGCGACAGCGAGCCCGGCATTCCTCAATAAAATCTTCGCGGACATTCTGATTAACGCGGTCGAGCTTGCGGATCTTCTCGGCGAGTCCCTGTTCTACCGCTATAGTTATAGGCGTAAAGTGATAATTCCAAGACAACGTTCTTAACTCTTTAGCCGTCGCTCTGCCTGAGACAACCTTCTTTGTCTTTTCGACAAGCTTATCAAATTCGGAACCCTCGCCATTGCGAGTTGTTAGAATAACAAGATCGTAGCCCCAAGTTGTAACAGGGGACGCGGCATCAAGCATATCGCCCGGACTGTCATGCCAGTCAAATTCATCGAGACAAACATCGCCGCCTTTGCTTCTGAACCTGCGAGGATTACTGCTCATGCAGTTAATACGGCTTCCATTCGGAAATTCCACAACGTAGTTATTATACCGATAGCCTTTTTCGTCCGTTAATTCTTCCGTGAATACTTCAATGACCGCTTCAAACAATTTGCACCACTGCTGGCAGTAAAGTGAAAACTCAATAGCTGCTGATTCATCGGCGCTACTGAACCAGTAGTCGCGTTTTTCGTTTATTAGATTTCGCCGCCTACAGGCTCTGTAGCTTTCAGCGTAAGTAGCACCTATCCGACGAGATTTATCCCAAAGCTTGAAACGGGAATCATCCAGTATCCACGCATTCTGGTACGGTAGAAAATAGCCTTTTGGAATCAGATTATCAGTCTTTTGAGCTACGATTTTACGACTCCTAAATGCTCATCGATAATTTCCTGAATAAGTTTTCTGTCAACGTTGGCTTTCGTAAGTGTTTCCTTGGTGGAGGCGGCGGCCTTCTGGATTTTTCCATCGAGCTGCTCGCGGGTGTACTTATCCGCGTTAATCGCAATCGCGGTGCAATCCTTCATCGCTATCGCGACATCGCGAAGCTCCTTAGCCGAAAAATCATCGTGGTCGGTAATAAACTCAATCGTTGTCGCAGTAATCATCTCGGCGACTGCCTTCTGGGTGGCGGAGGCCTTCTCGGCGTTGATGTCGGCCATAATCTCTCGCGTAATGGCCCCAGCCTGCTTCATACGGGCAAGAATCCGCATACGCTTACCGAAACGCCCGACTGAACTCAGCGAGACGCTGTAGCCCTTAGATACGCAGTAAGTAACAAGGTCTTCGTAGCGGGGGTTGCCTTTTGGTTCCTCGGCGGCATCGCCAAAGCCGAAACCTTTGCCGAACGGGAAATCGCCGGGCCAATAGTTATCGACTATCATGCGGGTCAAGGTCTCCCGCAGGTCGGCGGGGAGCTTATCTATAACAGAATGTACGCGGCGGTCCTTGGCCATTAGTACCTTTGCTCGATATAGTCAATAGAGATGGTCAGCTCAGTTAGATTGTTGACATCTATATCGTTAGTCTCAAAAATCAAAGGGCCGGCACAGAGTATGCCGGGGTAATTGCTGTCGGGCATCTTGAGAGTGCTGATGAAGGGCAGCAGGACGGTGTTGCAGTCGGTTTTTTCATAAAGAGTAATTAAGTCGGAGTTTTTGACGATGACCGTGAAGTCAGTGTCATCGCCGACGGCTGCGATAGTTATCTGCCGCAGCTCTCCGAAAACAGGAATATCACTGGCCGCCGTCGAATTAACATCGTTCGTATCGCCGGCTGCCGGCGTAATGACTGCGGTGATACGGCTGATGACGGACTGCCTGCCGTAATAAGAGTCGGTGGATTTACTGAAGATCGTGTCGGCGAATGCGCCTACAAAAAGGATGGCGATTGAACTGAAAATCAAAGCCAGATAAAACAGTTTTTTGTTCATAATATCAAACTCCTTTTAAACGCTGATTACGCTGAGCATTTTGGTCGAGGCTCAAAAAACATAGGCCGATGTTCGGCCAAGTATTCATAGGGCATTATTCGGAATCGAAGAATAGTGCCCTCCGGGAACGAAACATCAAGGACATCGGTATCAGCCTTGATACAATGTGGGGCTAATTCCGAAATTACTTTTCTTGTTTTTCGAACAAATTCAATGCGGGAAAATGTTGTCAAGGCATATCCCACTTTCCTCCAAATATCCGATAGCATGGTATCAAGACGGGCATGGTCATAATCTGCGCCGGTAGTGTCCCAGAACACAAAGCGAGCCTTGCCCGATTTAGCGTGGGCTCTTTTGCCTCGACCTATGTAACAAAAAAATTGACATTTTTTTTGTTGCATTTTTTTATATCTCCAGTGCCGGGTCAGACAGAGTCTGCTCGGCGATTTCCTTTCCTCTGGCGGTGAGCTTGATTACCTTTTGGCCGAAGTCTTTAAAGCCGCCGATTTTCTCATCTACGAATTCGACGTAGCCCTTCTCCCTAAGGTAATAGACATCTTTTTTGTAGAGTGCAGGCTCGTAGTCGGGACTGACATATACGATGCTCTGAAACAGCGTGTCAGCCTTCATCGGTGACGGGTACATCATGTCGAGATACTGAAGTATCCGCTTGCGGGCCTCTATGATTTTAATTCTTTCGCTCATCGCTTCGACTCCATTCTCTTCATCATTTCAGCTACAGTGGCGGCTGCAACCTGAGAAGCTATCATGGGTATCTCCGTTCGCAAATCGACCTTCGCAGAGAGGCTCGCTATGAGCGATATCGCATCATCAAGCCGCTGACGCGTGTAGCCTGCCTCGCGCACCCATATTCCGGATGAGACAAATTCGTCCTTGCAATCGGTCTTGCGGGCGGCGAGAAGCTTGTAATCCGTTTCGAGCTTGTCGATACGTTTTTCCTGCTGCTTGAGATTGTATAATACGAGCGAGCTAATCAGTGTTGCGGCTGCGCTAAGTATTACCATCAGTATCTGCAGAGTAGGACTCATTCAAAATCTCCAGTAAGCTGATGTTAGTAATGTTTAACGGGCCGGCTGATGAATCGCGTCAACCGCGTTCTGAGTAGTGCCGCTCTGGGCCTTCTCAAGAATTGACTTCGCCTGCTCGGCGTCCGAGACAACAGGCGAACCAAGCAGCTTATCCACAGAGATGACAACCTCCGTAAGCGTTTTTTGGCCCTCTTCGAGCTCCTTATTTTTTTGCATCGCAGTGAGAATAGAGCCGACTAATCCGCCCAGTGCGGTAAGCAGTGTGCCGCCGAGATACAAGTATCCGCCGATAGGCTGGGGGACATAAGTTCCGGCTGCCGTGATTAACGAGCCGTATGTCTGCAGCTCCTCGGTTATTCCGACATCTCCGGCCGCAGCGGCATCGAGAATGGACTTTGCGTTTACTAAAGCCGCATCAACCCGCAGCTTATGGGCTTTGAGCTGACTTAGCCGCTGCTGCGCGGACTGGAAGGTCTTTGATGCGACGGCTTTAATATCCTCGGGGACGTTCGGGTCATCGAGCACAGCTTGGAGATTTGTGATTACAGGTTCGAGCTGTGATATCGAGGTTTCGAGTGATGAGCTGATAGCGTTTGCGTTATCGACGATCCGTTTGACTTCGGCGACACGCTGTTCGGAAGTCTGTTCGCAGCCGGTTAACGGCAGAAGACAGAGGGTACAGAGAACACAGAGGATTAAAATTGATTTTAAGAATTTTTTTTGCGGCTTCATTTGAGCCTCCTTGCAAAAGGTTAATAAAATCCGTTTAACTTTGCAGGGGCCTAAAATGAAAAGACCCGCTGCCTGAATTTTTAAACCAACTCAGTCAGCGGGTGCTGATTTGCATCCCGTCAGCGAACAGCGGGAACTATTCGCTGATATCAATTTGATGCAGGATATACCGGCATCACAGAGAAGTCAACTTATTTTTTTTTATTTTTTATATTGCGAGCCGGATACAGACCGTCTGCGAGGCGGCTGCGGTGCAGACCTGCTGGGCTGCACAACCGTCGACCCTTTTTTAGCCTGTCCTTCGATTAAAGCGAGCCTGCGCTCAAGACTGTCTATCTTGACGGAATTATCCCTGTTTTCCCTCTGCAGAATCGAGACCTGCTTTTCGAGGGCGATTAGGCGGCGATTGAGCTGTCTAATCAGCACTTTAGGGTCGATTTCCATCGAAGCAGATTCTGTTTGATTGGGGTCTTCGGCAGGTGTCGCAATATTCGGCGATTCGGCGGATACGCCCGCGAACAGCAGTATAACGCATGATAACAGAAGAGCCTTCATTGGACTGTCCTCCAAAAAAGTTCAAAGTTCACCTTTCATTTTACAGGGCCGTAAAAAAAAATCAAGAAAAACTTTCCGATTATCGCTTTCTATTGTAGTAATATCGATAAAAAGGGATGTGCTGATGAAAGAAGACGACACCCGACTCGACGATTACAGCCAGCTTACTAACGCCCAGAAAGCTCTCGGTCTAACTTTAATGCTCGTTCGAGAAGAATCCGCCGGTCCTCTTCTGAAAAAGTACCTACGAAATTCGACCAATAAGCCGAAATCAAGGTCTCCCTCAAAAGCTTGCGGGCCTCGATGCGGGCCTTAGCCATATCCTTTTCGAGGGCGAGCTTGCGAAGTCCTTCCCTTAAGGCCGGTTCTAATATCATGTACGCGAGGAAGGCGGCGGCGGCGGAGGGTGAGTAATCTTTGCTCGGGGCGTGGAACTTTTCCCATTCGTCAAGCAGTTCTTTCGTAAAATTAAAGCTTCTTTTAATAAATTTTCGCTTCATATAAGTATTTAATAATTAAGTACTTATGCCAAGTCAAGAGAGGTAATAAGATTTTTTTGGAACTTTTGGGTGGTTTTTTTCTTGACAACGGCCGATACACTAAATAATCTTTTAGGAAAAGGATATACTCTATGGCAGTTACAAGAAAAATACATGCTCTTCATTTCGACGATAAAAATGACCCAAGGCTTCTTGCGAAAATCAACGCGGTTGCTCCGTATTTGTACCGAACGTCAGTGCATGACCTTGTTCGATACGTCCTTGATTCATTCTGCGACAAGCAGATATTAGAGCATAATATCACGGTCGATTATTCGAAACCAACTCAGTCGGCAGGTGCCGGCTGAGATATTTTATAGTTTTATGGGGGCGGCGGGAAACCGCCCCCTGAATTTTGAACGCTGTTAAAAAAGGATGAATCCGTTCCTCCAAGGAAAAGATTATGACAGCAGTCTGCAAAAAAAGCAAGGAAAAAATTGACATATGGGTTGCCGTTACTGCAATCATTCTTTTGTTCATAGCACTGAAATTTTTTAGCTGTGAGCCTCGAAGCACCGGAATGTCTCTTCGTAAGGCTGCCCATCCCTCCCCCTGGGCAGCCGGAAAACAAGCCCCGCAAATGCGGGAAAATAATATTCTTTTTTTTGCCATTGCGGACAGGGAGGCGGTGCACGCCGTACCGCCTTCCGCTTTTTTAGCCACAGAGAGCACGGAGAATTAAGAATGAAGGATTACTCAGATGCGATTATTAAATGCTACTGCAGCTCAACGATGAAAAGGGGCAAGCATATAAAGAATTATGGCAGGTCTTTGTGAGAGTGCCCTAATTGCGGAAGATTAGTAAAGGTCAAGCAAAAATGAGAATTGAAAAAACGAGTGTGATTTCATCACCCTCCTCCGAAGCCAGCTTGGCTGGCTTTAAAGATAAACGGCATTGTGCCGGTTCTTTGAAAAATATATAGCGCAGGGCAGCCGGGCCTCTAACGGTAAATTACACCGTGCGCAATGAGCGAGCGAGGCTGCCCAAATTATTACGGAGCTGTGGCGAAAAGGTAAAACGCGTCACCGATGATGAAGTGTCTGCGGATATCGATAGGCAGCCTTCTTTGTGGGTTCGAGTCCCACCAGCTCCGATCGCGGGGTAGAGCAATGGTAACTCGCAAGGCCCATAACCTTGAGATTGCAGGTTCGAGTCCTGCCCCCGCTATTGAGCGAAAGCTCCCGAAAATAAAACCAAGCACAGCGAAGGTTTTACTTTAGGGCCCGACGCGGCTGGGCAGAACAGGGAGCTAATTCCAAACTGCTCAGCCGTACTATTAACGCGAGCTGCAAAGGATACAGAGATATGGAAAAAGAAGGACAGGTATTAAATGATGCGACAATAGCTGATGCGGTTTGTCCGCACTGCTTTAAGCAGCTTACTAAGCCGCTGCTCACGGACCAAGGAAAAGATGCATGGGGCCGCGTAATGAGGACTTATTACGGCTGGTGCTTCGCCTGCAATATAGGCACGATGGTAATACAGTTTTTACGAAGCAGCCGCTGGATAATACACAAATATCAAGACTACGAATTGCTGGACACGCTGAATCTCTGCAGGCCGTCAGGAGACTGGGTTGGAATGAATGAGCTGCCGGAGCCGGCTCCGGTAATTACTGGGCCGGGCGGAGACTACAAAAAACAGCATGAATTGTCAGGAGCTGACTTGAAGGAGCTGCTTAGCTCGCTGCAAGGTGCACTCAATAGAACACTCGCGGTTATAAACAAAATTGTATGACTGAATTTTTGACCATAACGGAAACAGCGATAAGGCTCGGTAAGACCGAACGCCATATACGGCGGCTCTGCGATACGGGTAAGCTGCGAGGCGCTGTGAAAAGCGACGGCGGCTGGCAGATACCAATCAGCGCCGATGCGAGATTAGGCTGTCCTGCCGCCGCGATGCAGATATCGGATGAGCTGCTCGATGTGCCGGCCAAAAAACGCTCCGAAGCTCTGGCACGTCTCGGTATCGTGCTTGAGTCGGAAAAATACTGCGGACTTGCGGTCCGCAGCGGTAATTCAAGAACGCAGGCGCTCGCGGAATTCGCCGCCGCTAAGCAGATACAGATACGAACGCTGTATCGGTGGATGTCACTATACAAAGAGGAAGGGCTAATAGGATTAGTCGATTACCGAGGCAGGAGTAAATTCCGCAGTGAACGCATCAGCCCTGAGGCGTTCGAGCTTTTCAAGTCCATGTATCTGTCGCAGCAGCAGTTGTCACTGAAGAGCTGTTGGCAGAATATAAAATACGTTAATAATCAAGATTCCCTTGGCTGGAAGATTCCGAGCCTGTCATATATGCACAGGCTCGCGGACGAACTAATACCATTGCCGGTGCGCGTGCTGCACCGCGAAGGACTCGCGGCATACGAAGCAAAATGCGCTCCGTATATTCAAAAAGACCCGGACAGCGTCGAGCCGGGCAGTGTGTGGGTCGGCGACCACAGCCAGTTCAACTGCTGGGTCAGGCATCACAATGAATGGGTGAGGCCGTGGATTACGGCGTGGCAGGATATGAGGAGCCGGGCGATTGTAGGGATTCATATCTCGGCGTCACCGAACCAGACAACGATTATGCTCGCGATGAAAAGGGCAATCGAAAAATACGGACCGCCTGATTCGGTGAAGATAGATAACGGCAAAGACTATGACAGCGAGCTGTTTACAGGAACAACCAAGGAACGCCGTAAGGCTGTCCGCAAGGGTTATATAGATGAGCATTTTGTCGCGGGTATATACGCGATGATGAATATCGGGATTTCGTTTTCAATACCATATCACCCGCAAAGTAAGGCTATTGAGCGATTCTTCGATACGCTCGATGTTCAATTCACAAAAACATTCGATACCTACTGCGGCAAAGATACACAGAGAAAGCCGGAGGATTTGGCCGAGCTGCTCAAAAACGAAAGGCAAATCGCCGAGGCATACAGCCTTGAGCAATTTGCCGAATTAGTCAATTCTTATATCGATGTCTATAACAATTCAGCCCATAGCGGCGCGGGGATGGAGCAGAGGACGCCGCTGGAAGTACTCAATACAAGGCAATATACGCGGACGCTGCAGACGGGCGTGCTGGATTTACTTATGAGGGTCTGGAGCGGCGAGATAGTTGTCGGCAAAAACGGAGTCAGATTTAAGGGCATCTGGTACGGCCAGTATGACGAACGGCTGCTTATGGCACAGGGCCAAAAGGTCCGCGTTGCCTATGACCCGGATGATATGCGTAACGTGCATATCTATGACGCTACAACACTGACGCTGATAACAATCGCAGAGCAGAACCAATTAGTTAGTTACGGCAAGGCCGTAAACGAAGAGGCTCTTCGCGAGGCAACGAAACAAAAAGCCCGCGCTGTTAAAATCACAAGGCAATTCAGGGATTCGCGGCTGACTGCGAATACTGATTTGACTACGCTTACACTTAACGCTATGAGGGAATCGGCAAGACCGGCTCCGGCTTCGAGGCCGGCAAGGCTTAGGCCGGTGATAACGCCGCTCAACGAGCAGGTGCAAAAAGCCCAGAAGCTCGAAATTATAAAAGAAGTTAGAAAAGCGGCGGGCGGAGAGACGATTACCCGCGTCTTAGGTTTGGATATCGATGTGGATATGTTAAGACAAAATGACAAAAGGACAAAGCTGTTCGATGATTGACCGGAGCATCCAAAAGGCGCTGGAGCAGGATGCTCAGATAATAAGCGAAAGGATTCCGACTGTGATGGAGCAGAAAGAAGCTCAGGTCATTATAGACTTTAAGGATTTTCTCGAGGCGAGGAAAATCAGCCAGACTAAGGCCGCCAAGATGATGGACGTATCTTCGACGCAGCTTAGTCAGGTGCTGGCTAAAAAATACGAGGGCAGGCTCGGCGATATCCTTAATAAGATGGTTCACTTAATGAACTCAATTACCCGCCGAGAGCGGAATGTCCGCAATAAACCGTACGTCGAAACATCGGTCGCCAAAAAAATCGAGGCAGTCATAAAGCATACGGACGGTTTCAGCAGAGAAGAAGGGAAAATCGGACTGATTATCGGCGACAGCGGGCACGGAAAGACAAGGTGCCTTGAGGCTTATGCCGCCGTCAATAAGAGCGTCATATATGTCGAGCTGCACAGGGGGATGAAAACAACAATGATATTCGCCGAAATCGCCAAGCGTATCGGCGGGATAATTACTTACGGATTCCTGTCGACTATAACCCAAGGCATAATCACTAAGTTAAGTAATATGCGGTCGATTATTGTTATCGACGAAGCGAGCTTTCTGAACGTGTATCAGCTTGACCTGCTTCGTCAGATAATATCAGTCAAGTCGCGCTGCCCAATGATACTGGCGGGTAATTCCGACCTACTCAAGACCGTACTGTCCCCGACCACTAAGCGCGGGTGTGAATCACTGGACCAGTTCAGCAGCCGCCTGATGCAAATCCTCAATCTTGACGAGGACGCTTCGAGCGGCGACGGCGGGCTATATACAGCAGATGATATCCGCAAACTCTACGACGGCAGCGGCATCAAGCTGACAACTGACGGAATCAAGACGCTAAGAGCGATTTGTAAAACTCCACATACCGGGCGGCTTAGGATTTGCAGCGTGGTGATAGACGCCCTGTTTATCTCGAGGCCATATATGGAATCGCAGAAAAAACAGAGAGAACTCGAAGTCGATGCCGAGCTGATATTGTCGGCGATTAAGCAGTTGCGGCTGCCGGTCAAAGAGCGGCTGCCGGTCGCGGTGTTCGATAGAGATGAAACAGAGACGGAACGGCAGGCAGTGGCGAAAGCCGGATAAAAGGCATGAAAATGAAGACGGGACAAAAAATCGAGGTATATCTCAAGGGCACGAACAAGCTTGTGCACGGCGGCCCCTGCGTATTCCATTATAGAGGTCAGAGTGGGATGCATGCGATAGACCGCGACGGGAACGCCCGTCTATTTAACTATAAAGATTTTGATATCAGGCCTCAAGGGATAAGCAAAAGATGATTCCGAATCATACATTTAGGGCACGGCGATACGTAGAGCACAGTCCGCAATGCAAAAAGCTTTCGGCTTTTAGTAAGGACCGGCTGATTAAGGGAATCGCTAAGCTTATAAGCTGGGGCTATAAAGAAGGATTTGAACAAGGTAAACATTGTGATGTGACGGCGAAACCATAATGACTTACGAACAAGCGAAACGAGTAGCGTGGCATCTTAATATTCCGTTCTGTAAAACGCTGCGGAATATCAGGGTGCATATCAGGCTGGTATCGTTTGATGACCTGCGGCTGCTGCTTAGTCAATTCAACTGCAGTTTGGAAGAGCTGCCGAAGAGGTTTTTTGGGGCAGTCAAAAAAGGCTATAGTGTAATATGAAAAAAATCAAAATTATATCTGACGCAGCAGATGAACGGCGTAATCGGCTTGAGTTGGTCAAGCGGCAAGGGCAGAATGTTATCATCCATATTGTTACGCCTGATGACTTCGATTGCAAGGTCGACTGGTTAACCGTCGCAATGGCTGTGGCAGAAAGCGAACGCGAAGCTAAAAGAAAAGCGCACCTTAAAAATATAAAACCTTCCCGGCTTATGAGTGCTTTACAGGAGAGTTAGATGCCTAATAAAAGCCAAATAAAACTGATTCAAATAGCCGTTAAGAAGGCGGGTATCCGAGCTACGGGCAATGCAAGCGAGGGTCGATACCGGCTGCTGCTCGGTCAGTATAAGCTTTCCAACGGCAGGCCTGCAACAAGCTGCAAACAGCTTACGAACAGCCAAGTCGAAGACTTATTGGCGATATGCGAATCGCTCGGATTCAGGCATCCGGGTAAGCCTGATGATTTTTACCGCAAAAAATCGCTCGAACGGGACGATGCGTTTGCCAGCTACGCACAGCAGTCCGCCGTCCAAAAACTCGCGGACGATTTGTGCTGGAGTCCGGAGCACTTACGAAATTTCATATATAAAGTTACCTTCGTTGATTATCAGGGTGAAGATGCCTGCGGAACGAACAGGCTCGCTTTGTTATCGCCGAAGCAGGCGTACAAAGTTATCGAAGGGCTTAAGGCAATACTGAGCCGGCAAACCGGCAAACAATATAACTCGATGCAGGAAGCACAAAGTGACATGGAGGTTGCAAATGACAAACCGAAGAGTCAAATCGGATAAGATATCAACGGTCGCAATCGGCTCCTTCGAAGATGCCGACATCGCTTTGCAAAAATTAGGAGAGCTGCAGCTTGCAATCAATCAGGCCGAGCATGCGGCAGCGGACAAAATCAGCGAAGCGAAATTAGAGCTTACCGAAAAAACAAAGCCCCTGCAGGATGAGATTCAGGGGATAGTCTATTCGCTCGAGCTGTTCGCCAATGCCCGGAAGGACGATTTCGGCAAGGACCGAAGCAGGAAACTTCAGTTCGGAAAATTCGGCTGGCGGAAGAGCACTTTTATCCAAATCAAAAAAGACACGCTGGAGCTTATCAAGAACCTGTTCAGCAGACAGAAGGCGTTGTCGTGCATTATTATCAAAGAGGCGGTGTCCAAAGACGGCTTAGCAAAACTCACGGATGAGGATTTGAGGAGTGTTAACGCTCGGCGGAAGGAAACGGACGCCTTTTTCGCCGAGCCTGAATTACCGGAGGCGGTCGACTACAAATAGGAGAAAAATTATGAAGGCGATAGTGACTTTATTTTTGGCGACGATATTGGTTACGCTTGGCGGATGCAGCCGACAGGAGCCGGTTTGCATAGACTGTAATTGCGAACTCGATATCCATGAAGTCATCGCGAAGTATCGCCTGCCTGAACCGGCGGCGGCTTCGGACGGAACGGTGCTGGCGGCTACGGATTTGAGGTAGTGATGGCGGACAGCGATATCAATCTAAGAGAACTGATTGCGGATATAACAGACAAGGCGGTGACAGTGGCAATGGCTCGCTCGCACGGCGAAAAAAGAGAGGCCGCAAGGCGGCTCGGAATAGGCGAGTGGACTTGGCACAGGTTGATAAATAAAAGATTAAATGAGCAGCTCTAATATAACAACTGAGCAGGCAGGGAAATGCCTGATGATACTGCGAGAGGCCGAGAGGCCTCTGGTCGCAGCCGAATTAGCAGGAATGCTGAATCTGTCCGGCTCCAGAGAGAGCCGCAGGCGGCACATGCGGGCGATTATTAAGCAGCTCAGAGACGGCGGCGAAATGATAGTCGCAGACCTTAAAGGCGGATACTGGCTTACGCACGATAAAGTTATATGGAAGGATTATCTCGAAGGCAGGCAGCTCGACGCAAAAAAAATATTGGGCGATACGCATAAAAAAAGGAGAACTGTGCTGAGAGAAGCATCGGGGCAGGAGCTGCTGTTCGATAACAGAGTGCCGGCCGGATGCGCAACGGTTGCGGTGTAAAAAAATGAGAATACTAACAATTAAACTTAATATTCTGACAGATAAGCAGCTCGCCGCTGTGGTGAAAAGCAAAACCGATCTGATTGCCGCTGAGGCGAAAAGTAAAACAGAGCTGACGCGCAAGATTTGCGTGGAGCAGATTATAAGTTATGCGAAGCTCGATATGAAGCTCAAAGAAAGGATGAAACTGCTATGTCTGAAATGCAGCAAGATAATGAGCTCGTAGTAATCGAGATGCCAAGCAGCGAGTTAATGAGGCTGCTTGCCCAAATAAACGCTCGGATGGAAGAGCTTGGTTATCCGCAGGATATCGAGCAGTTAATACCGGGATTAAATCTGCCCTGCGGATGGCCGCTGCGTGAAGAGATCAAGCCAACGCTGGCACAGCTTGTCGTTATCGCGAAAAGACTCAAAATGAAGCTTATTATAACTAATATCTATATGGATAAGGAAAGGATTATAAATGATACAGGCATATCCCAATGAAGCTGTGATAGACGACTATTTCGCCGCGAGGGGGCTGGAGCTGATAGATGAACGGAACCCGGAGTTTATCCTGCAATTCAAGCAGATGCTCTGGCGGCTCATGCAGAGCAGTGACTATGCGAGAGCGTTGAGCGTGTATGCTGCGAGCGAGATTACGTTTAACGTTGTCGGAGGAAGATATGATTATGACGGGACGATTAAAACCTACGAGCCCGGAGAGCCGGTTAATCCGACCGATAACGACACTACCTATGTCTGGCTCAATAACGATAACTCAATCGGGTCGGGGATCGACGGTGACGGCTGGCCGGCGACAGAGCATACAAAATTAGCTGAAATTGATGTGGACGAGGAAGGTATTATTACGGATATCCGCGATATGCGGACGAGCAGATTTACAATAACCGCCGCCATATAAGGAGTTGGCATGATTAAGAAAATGATTTTAATGTTGGTATTGTTGACGGCGATAAGCGGAGGCACAGTGTTTTATGTCAATAAGTCCGGCTCATCGACCTCGCCTTACGATACTGCCGCAAAAGGTGCGACGAATTGGGGACTTGCGTATGCCGCAGCTAAGTCTGCCGGAGGTGACGACCATATCATCAGAATCATCGAAGGGACATATTCAGCGAACGACGAGACAGCTAAGTATCTTTTCCTCGACGGTGCTATTGACATAATTTTTCAGGGCTGGAAGGCTGACGATACCGGTATAGCCGATGCCGCTAATGTTACCTTCACCGGCCTTTCAGGCCAAACAAGGGTAGTGCGTATGCACGGGTCTATGACGACAAAGACAGCAACCTTTAAAAACCTATCACTGCTCGGAGACAATAGCGCACACATAATTCGAATCGAAATAGACCCTGAGGACGAGGCCAAGAGACCGTCACTGGTTATTGACAATACTATAATTACCCCTACCGCAAACTATCACGGAATCGTTGTTACAGCAGACGCAAATACGGCGAATCCAATTACCAATATAACAGTATATGATAGCGCGATAACTTGTACAGGCACTGCTGTGGCCGTTCTGGCATGGGACTAATAAATATGTCATGACGATTCCTGATTCTAATTATCCCGGAGCGGGAGTCTTAACGCTGTACAAAAGAGATGGGTTAACAGTACTCGCCGAGCAGGATGCAAATGAAACTACGACTACTCATACAAGGGGCAGTGTTTGGGACTGATTAATGTATATCGCGGTCAAGACGGCAATATAGATTATGATTCTCCGGTTGCTGTGATGGATGCGGAGGATACGGAAGTTGTAATCGAAGAGCAGGATTTGCCGCCAAATACTATATGGCACTATGTGAGGCTGGCAGTTAATCAATGCTGCGAGCTGATGTCAGAGCCATCAGAGCCTTGCATAGTTCGAATCGGCAGCGACGGCAATATGATGGGAGCTATTCCCAACCCGCCTATTAAGCTGACTGCCGAGCTGCTGTCGGGCGGCAGGATCCGTTTGCGGTGGCTGTATCTGCCGGATGAACAGGAAGCGAAGCCGGAATCGTTCCGTATATATATCGACAGCGGGGGCGGCTTTGATTTCTCCTCGCCGGCGGACGAAGTGGACTATACAAGAAAGCGAGAATTTCGATGGACGTCGGGTGCGCTGCTTCACGGGCAGAGATATAAGTTCTGCGTTCGAAGCCGAGCAGCAACCGGAGAATCGCAAAATGTTAATTATGTAGCTGCGGTCGCGGATGATACGGGGCCGGAGGCCATCACGAATATACATCTGACGGTAGAAGACGAATGAACGAAGCGACAAGATTGAGAGTGCAGCAGGCGAATCAGGCGGCGAGGCAAGAGCGGCTTAAGTCCCCCGCGACAGTACAGGGGATTAAGGCCGTTCGGGCCGGAGGTGTGGCGGCCGTGTCAGGGACTGGACTTGAATGGGCTTATGTAGTAGAAGCTCCGTTGTACGAGATACCTGGTGAGCAGGAGGGCAGGTCTTATTATACGCTGAGGCCCTTAGGCTCTTTGTATACAACGTGGAATAGTGAGGCTTCCTACGAGATTGACGATATAGTAGTGTACCCGACCATAAACGACGGTTCGTACCGCTGTATTTTATCGCCGCCGCCGGGAACGCTGCCGACGAACGAAACATACTGGGAAAAACGAGAAGAGATTAAGGTTGAGTACGCGATAGGTCACGAGTCTCCTGCTCGTGATGTTCGAGATTGCATACCGTGGTTTAAACAAGGCTCTATCGTACCTTACTGCTATAGATATGTATTAGGCAATATAAGATACTATCTTCTGCTGCACCTTATATATACAGGAGCCGAGGCCGACAGCGGGCTTAGATTCGACCCTGATAACGATATCGTGCAGGCGGTGTTCGTATGA